ACAGTGCAGCTGACTTAGTTGTTAATACACAAGGTGCTGGTTTCACATTAGTTTATTCTGGTGATGCAACAACTGGCTGGACTTATAAGGAGAAATAATAGATGGCAAACTACGAAGCAACTAGATACGATTTTGATGGTGCAAACCTTTCAGGTATTGAAGGTATTCCAACAGCAACGATTGTACCTTGGAGTACAGCATCTGTTCCTACAGGATTTTTAGAATGTAATGGTCAAGCAGTAAGTCAATCTACTTATGCAGCTTTATATGCAATTATTGGAACTACCTACGGTGATCCAGGAGGTGGAAACTTTAATGTACCAGACTTACAAGACAATGTTGCAGTTGGAAAATCTGGAACTAAAAATATAGCATCAACTGGTGGAGCAAACACAGTAACTCCAACTGGAAACATTTCAGGAAACGTTGCAGGTTCAACAGCAAATGCTACTTTATCAGAATCACAATTAGCTTCACACTCTCATTCAGCATCTGTAGCTGGTCCTCCAGTTAACGCTTTAGGAAACACTCCTTATGGTTTAAGCCCTGTCCGACCAGCTAGTTTTACTACCAATAGTACTGGAGGTGGTGGTGGACACTCCCATAACATGAGTGCAAACTTTAGTGGAAATTTTACTGGATCGGCTAATTCAGTGGTTCAACCTTATTTAACAGTAATGTATATAATCAAAACTTAGGAGTAAAAATGGCAAGCAAAGGAAATTGGACAGTAGTATTCGAAGATAAAGCAATTCAAAAAGGAACTGAAACAAAGTACGTAATTAATGATGATACTTTTTGGAACCAATCAAAATTTTCTAATATTTGGGCTATTCAATACGGAGCAGCAAATCCTTCAGATGAAGTAGAATATAGAGATGAAACACCTCATTCATCATATGCTGATGCCAATTTAGGTGATTTTCAAGAATTTATTAATAGATGGGATTCAGCTCATTTAGCTCAATTACAAAGTAATTGGGACAATGATAATGTTGATGGTGAAACTGAAGCTGAAAAAATTGCTAGATTAGGTGCAAGGCCTACTTCTTATTCTTCTTAAAATTTATTTTTATTTATTTTTATTTATTTGATCATACGCATGATCTTTATTAGGTCCATGTTGATTTACATAATGTAAAAAAACTTGAGCCATACCTTCACCTTTATAAACACCCGGTCTCCAATGTTTTTGATCACAACCTGCATATAAAACTGCATCACCTTCATTTAGTTCAAATGAAGTTCCTTCAACTATGATAGGCCAGTTATCATATTTTTTTATACAAGCTGTAATTGATATTTCACATGCGGGTCTATCTGTATGTTTTTTCAACATTCCACCAAATATATAATATCTCCAATAAGCATAAGTTGGAAATAATCTTAAATTAGATTCTAATTCAACCAAAGGCAATTTAGAGTCTAATAAAGACGTAAATAGCGGATCATTATACCAAGCAGGTGAAAAATTTTCTTCATTTATGTAATATTCACCACTACTTAGTATATTATAACAATATTTTTGATAAACGTTTAATTCTTCTTTTTTAAAAAAGTTTTTTATTAATTTATATTCTACTGCAGCCATGCGACTATACTATACCTTGTTCCCTTCGTTATCGGTTGAATACCATGTGGATACATAAAATTACTTGGAAAAAATACTATTGAGCCTTTTCCAAGTTTTAATCTTTTTATTTCTTTTTCTTTTTGATCTGTAAAAATTAAATCTCCACCTTCATATTCATTATTTAAATTGAGTATGATACTTAAATGTCGTCTAGAAGCAGTGAACTGATCATTGTGAATTTCATATTTACCACCAGATGTGTATTTTAATAAATCTATTTGATTAATTTTAGTGCTTACCATTTTAGGAAATTTTAATATATAAAAAGAATAAAGTCTTTCTATTTCTTTTTTTACAAAATTCCAGTAGAAAATATCTGTAGGATTACTAAGACTTAAATGATAGCCTTTAACATTTCTAATATTTTTATCTAAACCATATCTTATTTCAAAATTAATTTTTGCTTTATGTTTTATAAAAGGTATAATTTTTTTTGTAAAAAAGGGATCTATAACATTTTTAATCTCAACAATTGCCTCTGTGTGGTCCATTATCTAAGCATCATCCAAGAAGTTAATATATATTTTTCACCTGATAAAGGTGGGTTACCTCTGTGTAAATATGGAAATCCAGCAGGCCAAATAACTATTCTACCTATTTTAGGTTGTACTCTTTTTGAAAAATGTAAAAATTCTGTTTCTCCACCTTCTTTAACATCATTTAAATAAATAGAAAAAACAAAAGCTCTAGGTTCATAATCAAAACCTTTTCCATGTTCTATATGCCAAACATGGTACCCTTCTGTAGGCAATGTTTTTTGAATTTTTAAACCAGTAAAATAAAAGGGATCTCCGCCATAGGCATCTTTTGCTCCAGTGTTTTGAACATAGTGTTGAAAAGCTAGATCAAAATTAATCATCATAGATTTTAATTCTTCCCACCACACATCTATATTAGATGGATTTGCAAAATACTGTTGATCTTGTTTTTTTAATATAGATGCGTTTTCAAAACCTATTCTATTTATTGTATTATTAAATTTATTTTGATCTTCATATAATTGAATTGCTTTATGACATTCTTCAGGTAATATATAATTATCATATACTCCAATAAAATTATTTATATTGACTGTTTTTTCTATCATTTTTTTATTATTAATTTATTTATATCTGGTAACCAAGCGTATTGCAAAGGTGAATTAATAAACATAAATTTTAAATCATGCAAGTTTTCTACAAGCACTTGCCCTGGAAAATTTAAACTGGTATTTAAAAGAATACCACCAGAAGCTTTTAATAAATTATAGTAATTAATATTTTGATTTCTATTAACTGTTTGCACTCTACTACTTTTATCAATGGCAGAAACATTTGGTAAATTTTTTTTTGTTTTAAAAGCATACATCATATAAGGAGATACTTTTCCTTTCATGTCAAAAAATAAATTTGCTTTTTCTTCAATTACACTTGGAGAAAAAGGTCTATACCATTCTCTTTTTTTAATAAAGTTTATTTTTTTTATGGCGTTTTTATTGAAACAATTTATTAATAATGATCTATTTCCTAATCCTCTTTGACCTTGTTCGGATCTACCTTGAAACAAAGCTACTGGGTTTTCTTTTAATAATTTAGAAACTTCAATTTCATTACTATCTATTACCTTAAAATCTTTAAATATATTCATATCTTCATAATTAGGTAAAGGACCTAAATAAACAGTATTTAATTGTTTTAGATTACCTTTTAAAAAATAATTTAACAATCCTAGTGAAATACCTGAATCAATACAAATAGGATCAATTTTAAAATTTTTATAGTTTAGAAAATTAGAATTTGCTAAAATATTTTGTGCTACCCCACCTGTATAATTAACATTGTTTTTTGGCATTATTTTTAGTAAATCTTTTTCAGTTCTTTTTTGAAGGGAAAATAAAAAATTCTGACATTCTGAATTATTTTTTTCTTCAGTTAAATTGTTAGCTGATTCTATTATTTTATTTCCATACTGAGATAGAGCCATTGTTTTTCCACAAAGATGAAATCCTTGTGTATATGAAGTATTAAATAATTGACCTGTTATGCTTCCATACCTTACTCCAATTTTTTTATAATAACTTGAAATTAAATTAAAATTTTCATCATAAATAGATTCTCTTTCATATTCACCTGTTTTATCTAATATACCCCCTCCATCAGCGACAACATATTTTTTATTAGATCCCATTGTAACTTTACTACAATAAGCATGAAAAAGATGATGTTTTCTATTTTGTTTGTTTGCAAAGTTTACAAATTGGGTATACTTATTTATAAGTTTGAGTTTATTAAATGCACTTCTTAAATAAAACTCGTCTTCTGGGATACTATCTTTTTCTTCTAAATCTGTATAAAGGACAAAATTAAAAACAATTTTTAAAGACTGTAAATAAATTAATACAGAATTAGATAATTCATAACTATGCTTAATTCTGTTGAATCTATCTAATTGACAATGTACTAATAATTCGTTGTTTTTAGATATAGAAAATGCACCATCATGGCCAAAATGAATTGATAATATATACATTATATTATTTATAATAATCTTGCTTTTTCTTTATATTCTTTGTAATGCTTATAACATAACTCCGTAAATTTAGTCAAGTGTAGAACTTCCTCTTGCAATGAGTCAAAATCTATGTATGATAACCGTTCCGGGAACCATACTATTCTCGCTTTCATTATATTCATAAGTATTATATAGTAGGTTATATGCTACAAAAATTAAATTTCAAGCCTGGTTTTAACAAAATGGTCACTGATTCCGGAGCCGAGTCTCAATGGGTCGATGGTGATTTTGTTAGATTTAGATATGGATTACCTGAAAAAATAGGTGGTTGGAATCAATTAACAGTTCAAAATGAAACACTTCCAGGAGCTGCAAGAGCACAACATACTTGGGCATCTATAGCAGGTGAACAATATGCAGCAATAGGTACATCACAGGGTTTATTCATATATTATGGAGATGACTTTTATGACATTACTCCATTGGATACAGCTATCACAGGAGCTGATTTTGATGCTTCAACTGGTTCACCAACAGTAACTGTTAATAAAACTTCACATGGTTTATCAAACGGAAGATATGTTACATTTGATACTGTGACGGTACCCACTGGTTCTGGATATGCATCAACTGATTTTGAAGACAATACTTTTCAAATTGCTAATGTCACAGCTAATACTTTTGAAATTACTATGCCAACTAATTCTGCAGCTACTACTTCTGGAACTGGTTCAGCAGAAATACTTCCATATGTAGTTGTAGGACCAGTATTTCAAACTGCAGGTTTTGGTTGGGGAACGTATTTATGGGGTGAAGAAGCATGGGGCACGGAGCGTTCAACTAGTAACGTGGTTCTGGATCCAGGCAACTGGAGTCTTGATAACTTTGGACAAATATTAATTGCAACTATTAGAGATGGTAGAACTTTTACATGGAATGCAGGAGCATCTGGTGCAAGAACTA